ATCAAGGGATATATCGATTCAACCGTTGCTGTTGGGGGTGGATTTTAACGTTGACCCAATGAGCGGCATTGTGGCGGTCAAAGACGGCACCAACCTGTACGTCTTCGACGAGATCATGCTTACAGGCGGGGCTACCACTTGGGATTTTGCCGAGGAAGTTACCCGTCGATATGGCGTGGAGCGCAGGGTTATTGCGTGTCCTGACCCAACGGGAAGCGCTCGAAAGACGAGTGGTGTTGGGGTTACTGACCACGCGATTTTAAGGAAGAGTGGTTTTACGGTGCAATCGCCGCGATCGCCATGGAAGATCAGGGACAAGATCACAGCTGTTAATACGGGGTTACTAGATGCGACTGGCACCCGAAGGGTGCTAATCCACCCGCGCTGTAAGCAGTTGATCAAGTCATTGCGGACATTGACTTACGCACCGGGCACTGGCTTGCCCAATAAAAACTTGGGAGTGGACCATGCGTTTGATGCGTTTGGGTATTTGTGTTTACAACAATTCAACTTGGCCAAACCAGAAACGCTTGGAACCACCAGTTATAGGCTTTATTGATTTAGGCATCGTAAGATGGGTTGAAATCGCAGTTTTGTCATGCCAAAAGGTCCAGGCACTTACGGCACACAAAAAGGCCGCCCACCCAAAAAAAAGAAGAGCGTAAAAAAAGGGTCTAAAAAAATGCGTCATGGCCATGGCTGCTAGAAACGAGCCAACCAATAAAGCTCTTTACGCCCGCGTCAAAGCCGCTGCTAAGCGTAAATTCGACGTTTATCCAAGTGCGTATGCAAATGCGTGGCTGGTGCGCGAGTATAAGAAGCGTGGCGGCACTTATCGCAAGGTGACCAATGGCGGAGCGAAAAAAGCCAAAAAAACCAAGTAGGAAGGGCCGTGGAGGCTTAGGCCGTTGGTTTGACGAGAAATGGGTCGATATAAAGACCGGGAAGCCTTGTGGCCGGTCTAAGGGAGAGAACCGCGATTATCCAGCGTGCAGGCCATCAAGGCGGGTGTCAGACAAGACACCTAAAACCACAAAAGAAATGACGCCTGCTGAAAAAGCTCGATTTAAAAAAGAAAAGACTGGTTCAAAGAAGATTTCTTACCAGCATAAGCGGCGCAAGGCCAAGAAAAAGAAGTCTTGAGATGGTCTTTGCAATGCGAACGGTTAGACTGAACGGCATAGACCCTTCCTATGTCTAATTATGGCCATCCTTCGCGGAGAGCAAGGTGCCGTCCAGTTCGACGCTGCTGGCTCTTCTAACGCCACCATCGTTGGCACCCGCAGCTGGACGCTGAACATCACTAAAGACACGCTGGACTGCACCGATCACGGTGACACATTCCGTGCGTATGTCGGCAGCATGGTCAGTGGTTCTGGCACGGTTGAGCTGGTTTACGATCCAGACGCAACTGGTCAAGCAGCGTTTATTGAAGACGTAATCACTGCTTCTGACACTGCGGACGCTACGTTCGAGTTGTTTACAACTGGCACAACATCCGGCTCCGATTCTGTCAGTTTTGCCGGAATCATTACCAGCATGGATATTGCATCTACTGTTGGTGATTTGGTTGTTGCTACCTGCAACTTCATCACTAGCGGCACCATCACTTCTAACCTTCAATAAGGTTGACTGATGGTCGAATATCTCGGCGAAAAATTTGCTGGCTACAACAAGCCTAAGCGCACTCCGAGCCACCCCACTAAATCCCACGCCGTCTTGGTCAAGGAAGGGGACAAGATTCGGTTAATCCGATTCGGGCAACAGGGAGTCAGTGGCTCACCAATGCGTAAAGGAGAGTCTGCAGCAGCAAAGAAACGCCGAGCATCGTTTAAAGCTCGCCACGCAGCCAACATAAAGCGTGGCAAATTCTCCCCTGCTTACTGGGCCAACCGCACGAAGTGGTGACTAAATGACTTACTCCGTCCCTGGCCTAGTTCGTACACATTTGGTCAGCTCTTCCTACATGGGAAGTGTTGACAGTCCGTTTGTCAGGACACGGGCTGTAATCGACCAGATGAAGGGCTGGGAGATTATGAAAGCTGTCACTTCAGGAACTGAGTATTTACGCGCCAACAGCGAAACCTTTCTGCCACTCGAACCACGCGAGGACTACACAGCGTATTTAGCTCGCGTAAATCGTTCTGTATTCACGCCATACACACAGCGCCTGATCCGAGCAGCAACTGGTCTGATTTTGCGTAAACCAATCAGCGTCGAAGGCGATCCTTATTGGACAGAGGTCTTTAATAAGGATGTTGATGGCTGTGGATCGGACATTGAAGAGTTTGCCCGCAGGCTTCTGACCTGTGCTTTGACTTATGGCCACTGTCATACGTTGGTGGACTTTCCTGCACCATCTGCAGCCCGTAGCTTGGCTGAAGAGCGTGCTCAAAACCGCCGTCCTTACTGGATAGAAGTTGATCCAACCAATGTGTATGGCTGGCGGCTGGATCGCGAATCAAATTACGGCAACTTGACCCAAGTCCGTATTGGCGAAAAAGCTGTCGTTGCAGACGGTGACTTTGGAGAAAAATGCTATGACCAAATCCGTGTCATTGAGCCAGGCCGTTATCGGGTATTTAGGCAAGAGGAGCAAAAAAAAGAAATGCAAGGGCCATACCCATACCCCGCTTCCTTCAATCAGTCCGACGCTACAGAAGAGTACGAGCTGGTTGATTCGGGCGATTTCTCGTTAGGACAGATTCCACTTGTCACGATCTATGCCAACAAGACTGATGTTTTGACCAGTAGGCCACCACTGTTGGATATTGCTCATTTGAACCTGGCTCATTACCAGCGCCAAGCTGACTTGATCCACAGCCTGCACATCGCCAGCCAGCCGATGCTTGTTCTGGAGGGATGGGACGATCAGACTAAGGATATGGCGATTAGCGTCAATTATGCGATGGCGACACAGCCGGGAAACAAGGTCTATTACGTGGAGCCGGCATCTAGCGCTTTTGAAGCGCAATCAGCGGAGATTCAAGAATTACAGCAACAAATGGGTTCGCTAGGGATTAGCACGTTAGGCCAACAAAAATTTGTCGCTGAGTCTGCTGACGCTCGTCGTTTAGACCGTATTGACCAAAACTCGATGCTGGCGATGGTTTCAATGGACTTGGAGTCTGGCTTGCAAAAAGCCTATGACCTTGCAGCTAGTTACCTAAACATCGAAGCACCAAAGGTCAAGATTAGCCGTGACTTTGACCTGCAACGCCTGATCGGGCAAGACATTGCAGCAATGGGCCAGCTGTTTGAAGACAAGATTATTGACCGCGAAGAGTTCCGCGACATGCTTGTGCAGGGCGAGATTTTGCCTAACTCGGCAGAAACGTCGCAAAGCGGTACAGTAGAGCAGTAACGGCTTTTATTCCCATGGGAATGCGCTTTGAAGAGATTAACCCTCCTAAAAATCAGGAGTGCCCAATGCCTGAGCCCAAAAAGACGACTAAAAAAGTAAAGCCTAGTAAAGTAGACGAGTCCACTAAAAAATAGTAATGGAAGAGCAAGTCATCCAGGAGACGCCCGTGGCGTCCTCTGAGCAGCCCGTGGCTGAGACTGAAGCTACCGCTAGCGTTGACGCATCCGTTTACGAGCAGCAAATTCAAGCGCTCCAAAAACGTGCTGCTGAAGCTGAAGAAAAGTTCCAAGGCATCAAGGGCAAGCTTGATGACGTTTACAAAAAACAAGACGATCAACGCCGTCAAAACCTTGAAGAGCAAGGCCAGTGGCAACCTCTTTGGGAAGAGGCCAACAAATCTGGCATTGAAAAAGACAAACGAATTGCTGAGTTAGAGCAAAAATTGCAAGATTTGCAAGCCTCTAACGAGACAGCAGCAATGAAAAATGCTGCGCTTTCGGCAATCAATCAGGCTGGCGCAATCAATTCAGATCAAATGCTGCAATTGATTCAAGGCAGTCTTAAGAAGTCTGAGGATGGCACCGTCAAGGTCTTAGACGGCGGCATTGAGCAGGACATCAATGTCTATCTTGCCAAGCTTAAAAACCCTGGCTCTTCTTACGAGCACCATTTCAAGCCAAGCGCTCAAGCGGGAATGGGTGCAAAGCCAAATACATCGACAGCGAGTGCAGCAGGTATCGCTAATCCTTATTTGGACGCGACAGCGAACCTAACTCAGCGTATGATGTTAGAGCAGACCGACCCTCAACTTGCAGCCGTGCTCAAGAAAGAGGCAGGTAAGTAGTCCCCGTGGGACACCTACAAGTCCGTGACTTGTGAACCGCAAACCTTAACCCTGAATAAGAAATGGCCGCTCCATTTCAAAATTATTCCGGCGGTGTCCTGCTTGCGGACATCGTAAAGAGGAATAATCTCAGCACTTATGTGTCTGAGGCCATCAAAGAGCGCAGCTTGTTCCTCAAGTCTGGCGCTATTTCACGCAATGCTTTGCTCGACTCTCGTCAGGGCGGCAC